TCATCGGCTTCTTCGTCGCCGTCTACGTTGCGCTGGAAGCCATATCGATGTGGAGGAAGTGATGCCTACAGGCCCCTGCTACTGGCGCTTCAAGGGTGATCGGGCATGGAGATACGGATACGCCACGCGTGTAAAAGGGACGTTGTACCGGATGGGTCTTTGGCATGGCGACGAGATGCATGGCCCAATCGTCGAGCGAGCCGATATCGAGAGGAGGGAAGCGTGATGAACCACTCGAAGTTGCCCTGGAAGACCTTCAAGACGGCGCTCAACGCGATCTCGGTCAAGGCTAAGGGCGGGCATAGAGTCTGCGAGATCATCAACGACGATGCATCAACGTTGACCCCCCTGATTGAGGACAATGCCGCGTTCATCGCCCGCGCCGCGAACTGTCACGAGGAACTGCTTTTATCGCTCAAGGAAACACTGAAAGCCGCGTCTATTTTGGCAGAGATTGTCGTCAGGGCAGGAGCTACGAAATACCTGGATGAGCACATGGATGTGCTGTCAGGGTTCGGGAAACGCGCAAATGCCGTCATCGCCAAGGCTGAAGGGAGGGCCTGATGTACCTAACGGAAAAGGAAGCGCGGGATAAATGGTGTCATCAGACTATGACCCCGCAGGCCCTTAAAAGGCAGGACGATCTTTTCGCTCCCGCGATTTGTTCGGCTTCTGAATGCATGGCCTGGCGGTGGGGAGATCCTGCGACGAAACTCGCGAACGAAGATTATCCGGTAGGCGTTGGAAGTCCGCGTGTCCCATCAGGACCGGAACGCCGCGGCTTCTGCGGCTTGGCTGGCATGCCGGAGGTTGAATGATGTGTCAGTCCTGCGAATGGGAGGAGTTTGTCGAGTACCTCGATAACCACATCCTGGGCGATCCCGATTTTGATTGGGCAACCGACACGTTGGAGGGTATCCGGGAGACCGTCGAGGAGAAGGAGCACGTAACGGATCGGCAACGTGAGGCGGTGGGGAACATCGAGGCCGCCGTGGAAAGGAGAAGGTGATGACCCGCCCCATTGACATGCTGCACGAGGAACCGTGGTGCGAATCATGTGGCCACTCGCCCGAGTGGTGCGAATGCCAGGAACCGGCCATCTGCGGGGCCTGCCGGGGCTCGGGCATGGGACTCACGCCGAAGCAGAAGTGCCGCGCCTGCAAGGGGAGCGGTGAAGCGCAGCAGGAAGAGGCGGATTTCAGGTACCGCGAGAGGACGGAGAGATAGGAGGAAGAGGATGACGACCCGAGAGGAATGGCTTTCGGCACGGAAGAAAGGGGTCGGCGCCAGCGAGGCCGCGGCGGTCTTGGGGATATCCCCCTGGTCCTCCCCCGTCGAAGTATGGGCTCGGAAGCTCGGATTGATCCCCGAGATGGAGGACAACGAGCGGCTCAAGACCGGTCGTTACTTCGAGGAGCCGATCGCGCAGCTCTACGCAGACCGGGAGAAGGTGACGCTCACCGGCGGCGGATTCCATTCGATCTTCCATCCGTCGCTTCCGGTCTTCGCCACCCCGGACCGGATGGTGGTCGAGTATCCCCGCGGGCTCGAGATCAAGACGGTGGAACCCGCCATGTCGAAGGAGTGGGGAGAGGAGGAGACGGACCAGATCCCGCCCTATTACGTCACTCAGGTTGCCGTCTGTATGTCGGTCACCGGCCTTCCGGAGTGGGACGTAGCCGCCTTTTTCGGCATGAACGATTTCCGGATCTATCGGCTCAAGCGCGACATGGAGCTCGAAGAGACGATCCTTTCCCGCCTCGCCGAGTTCTGGAACCGGTACGTGGTAGGAAACCAGGAGCCTCCGCTGGACGGCTCCGAGGCGTGCGCGGAATACCTCGCCCGGAAGTATCCGAGGAACCTCCGGCCGCTGCTCGGCGCCGATGAGGAAGCCGAGAAGCTCCTTTCGAGCCTTTTCGCGATGCGGGACCAGACGAAGGGCGACGAAATCATTCTCACCGAGTACGAGAACCGCCTGAAGCAGATCATCGGCGAGGCGGAGGGAATCCAGGGGGTGTGCGGGAAAGTCCTCTGGAAAAAGAACAAGGATTCGGAAAAGGTCGACTGGGAAGCGGTCGCTCGCGCGATCTATGACGCATCGACAGTGAACATCACATGGGACAAGTCGCTTGACGTCTACGCGAAGGAGTTCACCACCATCAAGCCGGGCCCGCGAGTTTTCCGCGTGAGCCCGGCGAAATAACCCAAGGGGGAAAGGAGAAGGGACATGGCAGGAGAGACCGCACGTGAAACGGAACAGGAAGTCATCACGGCGGAATCCGGGACGCTCGCCGTCATCACGAAGGCCGAAATCGACACGCAGATCGCGACGGCCCGGCAGTTCCCGCGTTCCATCAAGAAGTTCCGAACCGAGATGCTGGACATGGTGCAGCTCACCGAGAAAATCGCCGAGGAGTGCATCTACGCACTGCCCCGGGACGGGAAGACGATCGAGGGGCCGTCCGCGCGGTTCGCGGAGGTCGCCGCGTCCGCCTGGGGGAATTGCCGGGCAGGTGCACGGGTGGTCGCCGAGGAGAACGAGTTCGTGGTCGCGCAGGGGGTATTCCACGACCTGGAGCGAAACGTCGCCATCACTTACGAGGTCAAGCGCAGGATCACCGGGAGGGACGGGCGCCGCTACAAGCCGGACATGATCGGAGTCACGGCGAACGCCGCCTGCTCGATCGCCCTGCGGAACGCGATCCTGAAAGGGATCCCGAAGGCATTCTGGTCGGAAATGTACGACGCGGCCCGCAAGGCGGCGATCGGGGATGTGAAGACGCTGGCGAACAAGCGAGCGGAAATGACGGGATACTTCCAGAAGATGGGAGTTACGCCGGAAATGATCTGTTCCGTGCTGAACGTCGCGGGAGTGGAGGACATCGGACTGGACGAGTTGGTCACGCTCAAGGGGGTCGCCACAGCCATCAAGGAAGGCGACACCACGGTCGAACAGGCATTCCCGGTGCCGGGGAAGGAATCCACCGGTAAGGGAGTCCAGGGTTTGAAGGATGCCCTCAAAAAGGACAAGGAACCGCCGACGGGCGATCCTGAGCCCGCCGCCAGCACATCAGGGACCGCCACGGGCGAGCCCGCCGACAAGAAGCCCGGCGAGGGCCTTCCGTTCGGCGACCCCGCGGACGACCTGCCGAAGGAATCATCCGGGATCCCCGCGTACATGCAGCGGGCCACCAGCCGGGGGGACGCCGACGACAGGTGGGGGAAAATCGAGCCCCTCCTCCCGAAGAACAACAAGAAGGTCGTCGAGGCATACGAGAAGGTCTATTCGGACGTTCTCAAACGATTCGCGGGGGGTGCGTGATGAAGGGAGAAACTATCGACCGGAAGTTCAGGATCCTCGCGGTCAACCCCATCAACGGAAAGATCTACACGGAGAAGAACGCGCTACTCCTCTGCGCGAAAGACGCCGCAGTGCCCGCCGCGCTTTTCGCATACCGGAGCGAGTGCCAGAAGATCGGTGCGAACGAGGAACACATCGCCAGCATCGACCTGTTGCTCCGTCGCGTCGAGGCATTCCAGGCCGAGGTCGAGTCGAGAGTGCCCGATACGGTCGGCGACGAGATCCCCCGTTGTCTGCGCGGCGAGGGGGTGGAGTGATGAAGGTCGTCTCCATCTCCATACGTGATTTCGCGGGGATCGTCGAAGCGGACATCAAGCCCGGAAAGGTCACAGTCTACTCCGGTAAGAACCACCAGGGGAAAAGCAGCATCCTGAACGCCGCCCGTGCGGCCCTTGAGGGTGCGGGGGCCAGCACGATCCGGCAGGGAGCGAAGGCCGCGGAGATCCTGCTGGACCTCGAGGAGGTCGTCGTCCGCCGGCGCATCACCCCTTCCGGGCAGAAGGTCGAGGTCACCAACGCGCAGGGGTGGGCGCTCCCCAAAGCCCCGCAAGCCTACCTCTCCTCGCTCCTGGGCACGGTGCAGTTCAACCCCATGGAGTTCCTCCGGGCCAAAGCATCCGACCGCCGGAAGATGCTCCTGGATGCCGTCGCGCAGACGGTGACCGCCGAGCAGATCATCGAGGCATGCGGGGAGGTCATTCCCGGGATCCCGGTCAAGGGACCGGCGCTCCTCATGTACGAGCTGGCGTGGAAGCACTACTACGCCCTGCGGCACGCGAAGAACAAGGAACTGCTGAACCGGCGGGAGCTGGCCCGGACCGCACGGGCGAAGGTGCCGGAGGGGTACGAGATACCGGCCGCGCTCGACGAGAAGGAGAAGGCGGTCGCCAAGCGCCGGGAGGTCCTGGGCTCGAAGATCGCCGGCTTGAACGCCGAGAAGCAGTCGGCGGAGAAGGCAGAGGCGACCCGGGCGAAGATCGCAGAGCGGATCCGGAAGAACACGGGGATCCTCGACCAGGCAAGAGTCACGCTCTCCGAGGAGAAGATTCCGGATATCGCCGCCCTGCTGGCCCACGTCGAGGATCTCCGTTTGCAGCTCCGCAAGGCGGAGGAGGCGCTTCAGGCGGGCCGCGCTATCGTCGCGAACATCGACCGGCTGAAAAGCGACGTCGCCAACATGGAACGGGATATCCGGCAGGACGAGGAGACGCTTGCCGGGCTCCCCGGGGCATTCGATGAGGAACGGCTGCGCGAGGCCGAAGAGGAATCCGCTGGCCTTCTCGAAGAGGACAAGATGATCGAGGCGGAGAAGGTCCGCCGCAATCTCCTCGGGTTTGCGGTTCAGGCCGAGGCCGACCGGGATGCGCTCCAGAAGGAGGCCGACTCCCTGGACGAGATGGTCGTCCTGTTCCGCGATGTCCTGCCGGCGAAGACGCTTTCCGAGGCGAAGCTGCCGGTGGAGGGTTTGCGGATCGATGGCGATGATATCACCGTCAACGGAATCCCGCTCGACCAGCGTTCCGGAGAGGAAAGGATGTTGTTTGCCCTCTCGGTGACTCGGGGATTGGCCGCACCCTATCCGCTCAAATTCATCTGCATCGACGGGATCGA